CCGAATTAGAAGCTCAATCTCGAGACCTTGTTGCAGCCTTGGCCGAACTGGAACAAGCCCGAGCGGAGATTCAAACCTTAACTGAAGCTCTAGCTAAATTACAAGCTGAAACTACAATCGATGAAAGCCTTTCTCCTGAAAGTTCTGCTTATTTATCAGCTCGATCGCGTAATAATTCTCCTCTTGAGGAAAAATCCTCTAGTCTTAGTTTTCTCGCACCCAAAAGTCCATCCTCCCAAAAAAATAGTATGTCATCATCTGCAATACTGTCAACTCCTTCATCAGATATATTTAACAAAAGTCTAAGCCCACTTACTCCTCCTTATGACCGAAGTATAGGAAGACTTTCTGGATATGAATCACCGGATTTCCTGACAGAAAACGCCCAAAATATGTCATTCAACCAAAGATCAAAATCAAAAGATACAGTTGATGAAATAGTAAACGAGTATAACAACCTTATGAGAGATTTTGAAAGGTCCGTAAATAAAACCCCCTTACGACAATCTAGCTCATCATCCTCTACGAGGAAACACAATGCCGCCAAAAAAATACAAAAAATGATTCGAAACCGAAACACTCAAAAAAGAAAAAATTTCGTTAGAGATCAAGTGTCGAAGATTGAAAGAATGATGCGAAAAGCGAACGCCTCAAGAAAACAACAAGATAAACTCATTCAATCCGATAAAGCAAGACTAGAAAGACTACGCAATAGAACATCTAAAAAGAGCCCAAGTCCAAAGAAATCCCCAAGCCCAAAGAAATAAATATCCTGTGGTAGAAATCAAATAAAAATAATTTCATAGAAAGCTACATATGAAATTATTAGCAATAACATCGGCAGTATTTTGTACAAATTTTATACATAATACACTGAAAAATCAATACATATACGCGTGGTTATTTCTCTTATTGACATCTTCCTCCATTTTAATCCATTCGAGAATATTTGAAGAAGATTTTCATTTTCACAATAATCTCATTCTCATAGACAAAACAATCATTTACTCTATAGCTCTTTATGGTGGATATGTATACTGGAAATCTCTCAATCAAATACCCTCTCACTATTTCCCCGTCATTTCAATATCTATAGTAATATGGTATTACGTTATAGGATATTTCTCAAATAAATACTGTTTTGATGAGAACAAAGAAATCGCGGAAATATACCATTCAATGATTCACATCATTGGATCTCTCGGTCATCATAGTATTGTGTCGAATATATAATGTGTATGACTATACAAAATTAGGCGTAACATGGCAAACGATCCAAATCCACAATATTGCTGGATGAAGGGACATCTTTCTCCTTACAAAGAAATTGGCTGAAATAGGGGTCTACCAATTGATTCGCGGGGGTATGTTCGTGGACGGTTCGCGCGATCATCTTATACAATTTGAAATTCGGATATCTTTCATCCCCATTCGTTTTGTATAATATGTTTTTTCCGTTGTCGTCTCTACACCATCGAATGATCGTGCGTTGCAATTCGTCCATCTCCGAAGGATCTTCGTCGATGAAATCTTCGTCCAAAATAAAATCGAAAATCGAACATCCGAGACGACACAAATCAAAACTGTAATTCGGTTCTAAACGCGGTTTTTTCGGATTCATGTACGGTCCAAAATTGTATTGCGTGGAGGCGTCTCCTTCGGGTCCAAAACTATCGCTACAATACGTTCGTCCGTCGAATTTGTATATGGCCCGTCCAAAATCAATGATTTTGAATATTTTGCCATGCGTTGGAACTTTATACATTTTCCCGTCGTACTTGTAAAACAAGAATTCTTCATCGGTTTTCACATACATGATATTGTTTGTGTGAAGATCATTGTGTGTGAAATGAAAGGCTTTTTGGTAGGCCAATAGTGACATAATGGTTTGAAACAGCGCAGAAGCACCATTCACCTCATCGATTTCGCCTCGTATAAACAAATCGTCGAGCGTTCCTTCACATTTTTCTAGACAAATCATTTGTACGGGGAAGTCTTTTATATACGCGTACAAAGACGGTTCTTCAGAGGAATCGTTTTCCGAATCTTCGTTTGCCGATTCCGAACTATATTCTCCTTCGCTTTCGCTATCTTCACTATTTTCACTTTCGCCTTCGCCTTCATCCTCATCCGAGGTGTAATTGATCTCACTATTATTCGAGGAATCATCGTCAGAATATTCTTCCGTTTTATCTTCTGCAGATTCGTTTTTTTCATAAAGGAGAGAATCATTCTCCAAAACACATTCTTCAGTGGGAGGAAGACCATCTACATCGACAATTTCCAAATCTTCGACGGAAAACAAAGAAACCGCAGATTGATTGTGGATTTCGATTTTATTTCGATTTCTACGAGATCCGAAATTTGCAAAAGGGTCCCCCATTTCATCCATTTCATACAATTCATTGCGCGTGTTTAGGAAATGGTCGGATTGGTTCAAATATTCGATGTCATCGATGACGTTTATTTTGAATTTTTCTTGGACGCCTAATAATGAACCATAGAAATCAATCGCGTTTTTGAAATGATGGGTATTTAATAATTGGCTACTCAAATAACAGAAAAAATTGTCTACATAAGACGCATTATTCGGGTTCGACAATTTTGGATGATCGAATTCGGAGTATTCCATTTTAGGTAATCTTCTTAAACTACTATTTTGCGGAGTGGATTTGTATTTCCCAATGAGAAACCGGACAGGGTCTAATAATGGCGAAAATTTGATGAAGACTTCTTTTTGAATGGTTTCATTGGTTTCGGTGTTGACAATATGTTCTAAATCCAAAATATGAAATTTATGATTCAGAGCCATTCTCTCGGGACTAACAGTTTCTAAATTGGATTCATCGAGAAAGAGAGAATATATTGGATTGTATTTTTGGATATTTTCGAGTTTATACGGATAATAGTCGTTTTCATGTATTTCTAAATCAAACTTACATTCCGGGGAATTTATTCTATATGTATTGAATCTGTTTTTAGAAGACATTATTATATTATGAATTAAATATAATAATACGCGATTTTAAACTTATAACACAAAGAGACAATTTAGGAACAATCCATCAGAACGAATACGTTTTATTACTATATATAAAAAATAATGAGTTATATATAATGACATTGGAATTAAAGAAATTCGATATGCGTTCGATTACTTTCAAACCGGACGAAAATAAAGGCCCGGTTATTGTTATGATTGGTCGTCGTGATACCGGTAAGTCGTATTTAGTGCGTGATCTCCTATTTCATCATCAGGACATTCCGATCGGAACCGTGATATCGGGAACAGAAGCCGGAAACGGATTTTATGCGAGCCATGTTCCGAAATTATTCATACACGAAGAATATAACACCGTATTGATCGAGAATATTTTGAGAAGACAGAAAGTGGTATTGAAACAAGTGAATAAGGAAATGGAAATGTATAAGAGATCGACGATTGATCCCCGTGCGTTTGTGATATTAGACGATTGTTTGTACGACCAATCATGGACTCGCGATAAATTAATGCGTTTGTTGTTTATGAACGGTCGTCACTGGAAAATCATGTTGATTATAACCATGCAATATCCACTTGGTATTCCGCCCAATCTTCGTACGAATATTGATTATGTATTTATTTTGAGAGAACCATATATGACAAATCGCAAACGAATCTGGGAGAATTATGCGTCGATGTTTCCGACATTGGAATCGTTCAATTCTGTGATGGATCAGACAACGGAGAATTATGAGTGTTTGGTGATTAATAACAATGCAAAATCGAATAAATTAAACGATCAAATCTTTTGGTACAGAGCCGAAGGACGTCCTGATTTTAAATTGGGTTCGAAAGAATTTTGGGAGATTTCAAAGGGGATGGGTTCCGATGACGAAGACGAAGCGTACGATCCGAGTAAATCGAAAAAGAAAAGCACGGGGCAATCGATTACCGTGAAGAAGAATAAATGGTAGGGGTTTCTCTCTATTTTTCTATTTTCCTTCTTTCCATTTTTCTATTTTCCTTTCTTTCAAAAATGTTCCTTTTCTATTTTTGTAAATAGTATTGTAATGTAGAACTACAATTTGTAGTAGTTTTGATAAAACTGTGATTACATATCGTAACGAAAATGTGTTTAGAATACGATTATTATATGTTATTTTACAATATATGGATCACATCGAGAGTAAACCATCAAATTCTTTCACGACGACAAACCATCGAGAAATCGATATCATAAACCATTCGAATGAAGATGTATGTTATATTTTTAAATTCAAAGTTGGAGAGACTGGCGCTACAGGTCCTACTGGAGAAATGGGCCATAGAGGACATACTGGAGAAATGGGTGTAACAGGACCTACTGGAGATATGGGCCCAACAGGTCCGACGGGAGATATGGGAGTAACAGGTCCGACGGGAGATATGGGAGTAACAGGTCCGACGGGAGATATGGGAGTAACAGGTCCAACCGGAGATATGGGGCCAACAGGTCCAACCGGAGATATGGGACTAACGGGTCCACCCGGAGATATGGGTCCACCCGGAGATATGGGCCCAACAGGACCAACCGGAGAAATGGGATTAACAGGCCCAACAGGTGATATTGGAGTAACTGGACCCACTGGCCCACCCGGAGATATGGGCCC